GGAAATTCATATATCTTGAATAGTCCTGTCGGAGAGTTCCTAAAAGTATATCTCGATTCCTCTTTTACGATATTCCCTATTGCTATGGGTTTCTTAATTTCCTGGGATTTTAATGCTTCCTTATCGAAGAACAGATCCCCAGTTGATATGAAAGCAGTTTCAGGACTATCGGGGTATTCCTGATTAAACTGTAAAACCGAACGATTGCAGTTGTTTACGATACACCAGCGCCTCCAGCAGAGCTGTTCCAGACTTAAATTATATTTCTTCTTAATCTTTCCTTCCTCAATTAAAAACTTCTCTTTTTCAGTAGGGGAGGAAAATTCTATAGCATCTACGGGATACATACCATTTGCGAGGTTCATTTTATATTCATCCACTAAAAACCAGGGAATGAACAGGGTTTCCCAATCACTCAACCCCTGCGAAGCATTGACCCATTCATCATAGAACTGATTTCCCAATCCATTAGCGGTGGTTTCCCCTATCATCATAGTCCCAGCCAAATTAGGAACTGCCTGGTTCAGCCCCAACATTAGAGCCTTCAAGTCCTTAAAAAACGCCACCTCTGATAAGTGGACATACCGAAACGTATATTTTCTCCCAGCCCTTAAATTCTCCGAGGTTTCTATGAGTATTTGAGAGTGTATCCCCTCAAATTCCAGTTTCTTTTCGTTAGAATGTTTGATCTCGGGCTTTAAGTGAGTTTCCAAAACTTCCTGAAACAATTTCTGCATACTAAATATGTAGTTCGCCCCATCAATGTCATCTGCCACCACTAAAGAATTCGTAGCTTCTCCCTGGGAGGTATAAGCATACACAATGGCCTCTATTAGCGTAGAAATGCCTGTTTGGCGGGCTTTAAGTATCCAAAGGCGTACTGGCTTACCCTTTGCCATAATATCCTTGATTTTAGCCAAAACCATCTTCTGTATGACATTGAGCTTAAACTTAACAAGTTCCCCTGCCTTGGTCTTTATGGTAAGAAATTCCTTCTCAACGATAAATAGGGGCTTCTCTTTGGCGATTAGGGTTTCTTCTTGTTCAATATCTTTGAGTATTGTCATTATTTATCTTCCATAGGGTTATTAGTAAAGCTAATATTGATATTGTTATGAATAGGGTCATAGTGAGTTTGAAATATGGTAAAGACTTGTGTAGGGACTATCTATACCCATACTGAATTCACGATTGCCCCCCCTACCCCCTCTGTCCATTCCATTCCTTGTTTCCACCTTGTCCTCATTACGTCTAACCGATGGTCTGTTCCCATGCTTCCATACATCTATATCTAATTTACTGCTCTTAATAGCTAACACCTCACGTTCTATGAAGTCTATGCATTGCCTTATGTCTTTGCTTAAATGCTTGACATGTATATAGTTATCTATCGTTCCCCTTGCATGTTCCTGCCCCATTGACGCCCCAAGAGAAGCGTTACCATGCCTAATTGGGTTATGTTCATATTCGGATAATGCTTTGCTATTGTTCCCATGTGTCCTGATAGTATTTATGTGTCCATCTTCCCTCACAAAGTCGGGGGTGTTAGAGTATGGCTCGGCTCGAGTTCGGCCAGCCACGGCTCTATTAGAGGTGTAAAATCAGAATTAAAACCTTGTAAACCCCTAAAAGCGACCATTTACCCTCGGGCTAACGTCCTCTGTTGTGCTTGATATCCCTTGCTCGGATTCCCTCTTGCCCTCATCTTCCAGTAGCCTAGCACGGTCAGTTCTTCCTTTAGAACCCTATATATTAGTGAATGTCTGTCCATTTGCTTGATTTCCTGCCTAAGTGCATCTAAATCTACCATTCTACCCTTCAAATATTGAATATGAGAGGACTTATTGCCTCCAGGCATACCCTACATCCTCTAATTCGTGCTTGGAGTTAAGTTTATCGTCGGTGTTCTGTAACTATTCAAACGGTTTATACGGTCTTGCTTCTCTTGCTCTGTGATCTCTGTGCGTTCTGTTGCGTTACCTCTTAGGAGTTCGGCTATCTTAGTCAGTTCGGATATATTGTTTTTAGATTTACTTATTATAGACGATAAAACCTTTAGATTGCTTAGGGATTGGGATTTGAGAAGGATACGTTCTTCTGCTTTTAGCTTTAACCCAATCAACGTTTCAATAGCTTTTATGCGTGATTCCCTATCATTTATAGACTTATCAATAGCCCCATCAAGACTATCCTGACCACTTTTTGTAACATACTCATTCCTTAATGATTCCCAATTCTCTAACTTACAATGCCTTGATATTGCCTGTCTGCTTACCTTGTATTTTATAGCTAACTTCTCTTGTGTTATGGGGTTAGTGATATATTCTTGTTTTATTATTGCCCAATCTTGCCTATATGCCATTATATACCCTTTAACAGTATGTTCATAATATCCCTATCTATCTTATTTTCAAATGCTTCTCTTCTTGCTCTAAACTCTGGGTTTTTCATACTTTCTTTAAATACCCTATTATTATGAATATGTGCTTTTAGGTTGTTTATATGCCTGCTTATCTCACAGATTGGACAATCCATTATATCCCCTCACCTTTATATATTTCTATGGGTTCTATTGCGCAGGTGTTCACTCTGTGATTTATCCTTGTATTCATTGTTCTTGCAAAGGTCGTCTCTTATTGTCTTTATATCTGCCATGTTCCTTTGATCCTTTTTGCTTTCATCTCGTAGCATGCTCTTATGAAATCCTTTTCTGATTGGCTATCCTGGTATATGTAGAATATTCGGTGTATTACATATCTTATGCTTATCATTTATTCTTTGGCGTTCTTGTCTTATTAGTTTGGAGCATTTTCTCCCCATTAGGTAGAAGGCGCATTGAATTGGTCTGATGCATTGTTCACACATAAAAAAAGGGATTCGCTGATTCTAGCAACTTCATGTCTTCCCTTTTGCGTGTATGCAAAGTATCTGACTTGATGGAAGTATTGCAGTCGCCATGAATCCCGAATCCCGACTTAGTAGCCCCGTCTAGGACTGAGATTTATTTAGTTATATATATAGTTTACACTATGTTCGTCGTTCTGTCAATACTATAAAGGAAGTATAATATAAAAAAGAAAATAAAAATATATCTTGACACAGATCCTTTGATAGTGTAGTATTGTAGTAGGTCATTGATAATAGAATAGCGAGGGGGATAATAAATCCTTGAAAGAGTAACACAGACACCTTGCAAAACCTTATGGAGTTTATAAGGGGCAGAATAGAGAGAGAGGATAAAAATGGGTAACACCTTAGGTATAGATTTAACAAACAAAAAGATTATTCTTTCAGAAAAGTATTATAAAGGAGCTGAAATAGACAGAGAGTTTTTTTGTGAGAGTGGCTTTGGTTGTAAATCTTTTACTAATGGTAAAGCTATATTTGGCTATTTCACAAAAGATAAAGAAAAATGTCGCATAAGTGGCTATGAAGTGGAAAAATTAAGCTAACTAATAACATATCTGCCTCTTGTAAACTTCATAAGGAGATTATGGGCTTTATTGATAGTATAGGGAGAGAGAGGAAGAATGAACATACATGAAAGAATGAGATTATTAGAGCAATTTGCAAACTTATTAGAAAAACAACAACTCAAAAGATTACACAACGATGGTATTACTTATGAAGGACACGAGAAAAGTGCAAAGGTAAGTGTTAAGGAGGGTAAAAAATATACAAAGGTCGATGTAGGTAGTTCAGGCAAATATATGATTGATAGAGAGAGTAATATTTTTGGTATCAAAGCATATGGAGTAATACACAGAGGTCATCTCTTTGGAACACTAGACACAATAAACCAATACAACTGGGGAGGATATTCAGCTTATAAAATAAAGTAAGCACTAAACCGCCTATGCTATCAGTTAAGCTCATAATCAAGATTAAAGACCTTCAGAGGTGGCATAGTAGCAGAGAATGAGGGAGAGCATGAAACATACAAAAGGGCCTTGGGAAGTAAGTAGACCAATGGGGAATGATACCGTCATAGCAATTCACCCACCACATTTTTATTTTCAAGGCAAAGTAGATAAGAATACAGAGGCTAATGCACAACTTATTGCTTCTGCACCTGAATTGTTAGATGAAAACAAGCAACTCCAGGATAAACTCCATAGACGCAATATGCAGATAAAGGAGTTAAAGGAAAAAAGAACACAAGGTACTAAAGATTTGTATTTATTACAAT